CTATTTTAAATATCCATGTATCAGATTTACTAGCACGAATACCACTATCCCTACCTCTAGATTGAAATTCTACATATACATTACCTGTTTTATGTGCCATTCTATCTGTTTTTAATTCAAAATTTTCCATAGATTTCATGACAAGTTTCTCATGTTTCTTACCATAGGATAAATCTTTTGTAAATTTAGTTACAGAAAAATCACTTTCTTTTAATTTTTTAATACTCTCACTCTTATTTTCTTTTACCTGTGTTTCCATTAATTTAACCTATCTTTCTTTTTATTTATCATATCATTCATATTAATAATATTATCATTTTCTTTAGGATTTGCTAATGCATCTACACCCTCATCAAATATAATATCTGGTCTTTCTAAAGCCATTTTAACCATTCCATGAGCTATTGTCAAGGCAACACTAAATTCTTGTGTTAAAGGTGCATATTTAGGTTCTGTAACAGAACATACAAATCCTTCTTTTGCGGGATATACAGAAATAGTAATAATACTTGTTGTATCTAAGCCGTTTTCATCCATTTTGTTTTCCTATTAGTTTTAAAAAATGTGTAGCATCAACTATAGCCAATGGCTGAAACTTATTCATTTTAATTACAGCAACTGGCACATCCGTTACTTTTGCATTCTCTTGTGCTTGAGACATGATATCATATATACCTTTAAATGTTTCTTTATTTTTACATTCAAAAGAATAAGGTATTAATTTTTTAGCAGGGTTGGATAATTTAATATCCTCCCCTGTTTCCCCCATTATAGCACAACTTATATCATTATCATCTAATGTTTTAAATATAGATAATAGTGTATCTCTTACCCAATTTTGTAATCGTCTTCCTTTAGCTTTTCTACTGCGAACTGTTGTCATGTTCTTCCTTTGGGTTATTTAACTTAGTATACCAGTAATATTTTGGATTCATTGCTTTAGATTGTTGTTGTGGCAAATGTTGTATATCCCCCCAACATGCCTTTTTATATGGACAGAATGAACACTCTTTTTTTAATATTCTATTGCCTGTTGGTTTTTTATTAAAATATTCTTCTTCATCTTCATATAATCTTTTAAATGGTGCATTATTATTTAATGCTTTTGTATTTTCCT